TTGATGAGTTGCCTATCCAGGTCACGGTAGGCGAGGATACTAGTATTGCGGAGATTGAGAGCATCAGTCAGGGCGTCAAGATTAGTTATCTGCGCCTCAGTGAGAGGAGGCATAGACTTCTTCGGGTATGCAGAGTCGAAGAAGTTGCGGTACTGCCTAGGTATCTCGGGTGCAGATGGGTTAGCCAGCCACTCCGCAAAGTTATCTGAGAACCGCTCATGGACTACAGAGAACTCCTTATAAGAGGATACATAGTTTTGCCTGGCCAAGAGTCTTTGCCGTTGTCGTTCAGTCAGACCTCCAGTTATCCCTTTAGTCGCATCGTCCATCTGAAGAAGTAGCTGGTTAGCCTCCTTATACCTACCTGCCTCATAGAGGGCATCTATGTGACTATGGCCCAGTTCGTGGAAGAACGTACTCTCATTCACATCATCTAGGCTAGTAAAGTTAATGCGCTTCTCGCCAGGAAAGTACCGCGCATGAACTCCGCCCATCTCAGGAGAGAGTACTATCGCCTTGATGTTGTACTTGAACTCTGCTGGCAGCTTCTCCAGCATAGCCTGTATCCTTGCAGAGTGAGGCTGGAGGGCGGCATCGAGAGTTATCTGGCTCATGTCTACTCTACCAACTCGCCTAGCCACATCCTTTATGTCAGTAATTATCTTATCTATAGAGTCCTTGCTGACCTGCATATAGTCAGCTAGGACCTGGCTGGAGGCGAGGTAGAAGTCATCCTTTTCCTTACCCCGCAGCAGACGGCCTCTAGCGCGAGTTATAGCTCTGACCTCAGAGATTCGCTTGGCAGTGCTCTCAGTCAGGTCAGAGACGAATCCTAACTCGTTGAGCAGTTGAGCAGCGTCAGTGGGGGTAAAGTTAGCAAGGTCAGCTACCAGACCTTTCAGAACTTCGGCCTCCTGTATCATACTGACTATGTTGAACTCTCTCTGTGAGGCCTTGATAGACTCGATAAAGCCATTGACATCCTTCCAGGCAGAACCATCCAGAACTGCATCTCGGATAGCCTGCTTCTGAGGGCCGTAGACTTCAGTAGCACGGTCAAGTTCCTTATTCAGTTCCTTCAAGGCGCGGTGCCGTGCGAACTCAGGTAGAGGAACATCATGGGCGCGGACTGCAGCAGGACCTACAACTGCATCATTCTCCAAAACTCTAGTTATGTCTGCTACGTCACCTTTAGAGAAAGATGCTAGGCCTACTAGTTCTCCCTTATGCTTCTCGAAGACATCAGCTATCTGCCCCATCTGGTCAGGAGCTATCTCGGTAAGGAACTGGCGATTCTTGGTGAGAAGGTAGTAGGCACGAGTATCGCCTGCTATATCTCCCCACATATCGTACCAGTCCTGGGCACTACGCATAGGATAGTCACGAGTGCCAATTCTAACAGATACTCCAGACTTACTGATAGTGGCGACCTTGAGGTCAAGCTCCTTTGCACCCACCCACTTCTTGACACCAGAAGGTAGCTCAACCTCACGAGTAATGAAAGGAATGTGGCCTCGGCGGAAGGCATTAGTCTTCCCAGTGGCAATATCTACCACTGCCATCTCCATACGAGTTCGCTCCTGCTGTGCAACTACGAACTCATAGGGGAGGCTCGTCAGTCCATCGCCCATGCGGACTAGCTCATCGACTGGATGAGAAGCACGAGGATAGAGGACTGCTCCGCCACCAAGAACACTGCGATGAGAAGTCTCAAGTAGGTTGAGAGGTCCAAAGCTGGTGAAGAGGAGATACCAGTGAGAGACAGGCTGCACCAGTTTGCGCTCCAGACCTACTACCAGGCCACTACGAGTAATGATGTCAGTATATCTAGCAGCACGCCGAGTCCAGGAGGTAGCACGACCTGCCTTGAGAGCGTAGTCGTAGATAGGGCTCATGTAGTTCCGCAACTCACGGTCTCGAATGTTCTGAGTGACAGTAGAGAGGATTTCCTTGGCAGTATCGCCTTTAACAGAATCAAGGGCAGAAGTGATAATCTGGTCACTATGGCGGGAGAGGATAGAGGTCATAGTAGAGAGGGTAGAATCTGAGACTCCTATCTCTAGTCTGTTCAGAATCTCAGTCGTAGCTTCCTTGGCCGCAAGCGCCTTGGAGGAGGCAGCAGTACGGAAGTAGTTGTCAAAGATGGAGTTGATACTTACTGCTGTCTGACGAGTTACCTGAAAGCCCTCAGCGCCTATCTCTCCAGCTGGAGCCGCAGAGAGTACTTCCTGCCGCCAGCCTCGGATAGTATCCTCAGTGAGGATGTCGTAACCAGTCAGGTCTCTACCGACACTGACAGAGAGTTCTCCAGTCTCCATTGGCCGCTCAACTGCCTGCTGGACAGCGTTCTGGAAGGCATCCTTGATTTCTGGCCGCGAGATACGATTGAGGCTGCGGCCAGTAGTACGCACGAGATAGGTACGAGAGTTCATATAGAACTGCTGGCCTACCTTAGTAGACATCTGGGTAGGAGTCCTAGGCAGCTTGCCTATCATCTGCTTGAGACCTTTGAATGGCAGGTCCCAGGCCTCATTCCAGCCTCGCTCAGTAGCTCTGACAAGTGGGCCAAGATAGCGTATCTTACTGGTTGCCTTAGTAGCCAGTCCCCAACCTATGTAGGTGGTAGGGTCAAAGACCATCTCTGGAACTAACTTGAACCAGGTATTAGTATCCCAGTCCTGATAGGCCTTGGAGTAGGCCTGCCAAGGGCTCTCACCTAGCTCACGATACTGTTGGTAAAGTTCTTCCAGTTCGGCAGCATCAGAGTCCTTGCGCAGTCGAGGGAAGTTGGTGATAGCCCAGGCAGCTAATGGTCTGGGCAGGATGTTGAAGTACTTCTCTAGCAACTCGAAGGTAGCAAGTGCGGGCTGGACGAGGAGCATCTTAGTCCAGTCCCAGGTGGAGAGCTCAGGGTCAGTGGCATTGACTATACCTTCTCGCAGAAGAGAGTAGAAGGCTGACTGCTCTACATAGGCATTCTTGAGCTCCTGGGCCTCCACCCTGAGTAGATTAAGTTCGTGTTGAGTCTCCTCATCGAACTCAAGGTCGGTCATAATACTGCGGACATCGGCAGTAGTCATGCCAGTAGGAAGGGCAGGAGCCTGAGGGACTATGTACTTGAGGAGTTCATCAACAGCAAGTTGATGCACTGCCTTAAGCTCTAGCTTCGGCTCTGCTAGGATAGCATTGTAGAGGTTGGTACGAGCTTCGTCAGTGGTACCAGTAAACTCAGCTGGTAAGCGAGGAATGATGCTGCTGACTCGGTCATAGACTCCTCGCAGCCACTGTTCATCAGTAGAGTTCATCTGGTCGAAGGAGTAGTAGGTCTTGAAGTTCTCATAGCTGCTCAGGCCAAGTAGTGGGTTAGGCAGTACAGAGGGTAGAGAGTTGAGTACATATAGTTGCCAGGCAGAACGGTCTGCGGTGACAGTAGCAGTCACCAGTGCGCTCTCGGCCTGGTTCTTCAGAGTAAGCCGCTCTGTAGCACTAGGAGCTTTAGAGAGCAGAGGCTTGAAGGAGAAGAGTTGGGATAGGAAGTTAGCAGCAGGATTGAAAGCTACCTGGGCAGCCTTCTCATACTGCACCCGAGCGGCCTGGGCAGCCTGGGACTGCTGATAGGCCTGCTGGCGAAGAGACTTTATCTCCGTAGCGTAGCCTGGGTATAGGTCAGTGGGCTCTGGTGGCCCAGGAAGAACAGAAGGAGTCGGCTGCTTGGGCTTCGCACCCTCCGCAAGCAGTTGGCTAGGATTTGGAGGGCGTATCTGGTTGATAGGCACTAGATTAGCTCCTACTGGTACTAGTTAACATAATACCGTAGCTGCTATTGCGACTGTCCCATAGCTACTTATGTTCACTATTGTACCTCCTCCTGCATCCCTGGAGCCAGTGCAGGTTGGCGCGGTAGAGCCTCAGGTCTGTTACCTATCTGCCGAGTAGGAGCAGGTGCAGCAGGCTGGGGAGGTTGCAGTTGTGCTTCTGCCGCCTGTGCAGCCATCTCATAGAGTTTGGCAGCATCAGAATCTCCTTGCTTCTCCAGGTATGCCACCTGCTTCCTAGCATAGATAACATACGCCACCAGTGCGTTGACAGGATTGAGCTCTGCCTGGTCGGCACGGATTCTGGCTCTCTCGAGGAGAGGATTCTTAATGTCTGGGAACAGTTTGCCTATGACGTAGGAGTAGGAGAGTTGAAACTCAGGGTCAAGCATTCTGGCTACAGTTGCCTTCTGGATAAGTTCGCCAGGAATCTCTACATCATAGTCAGCAGTGACCTTCATCTTCGGCGTAAAGCCTCTGGGCATACTCCAACCGTAAGGCTTAATGCCTCGAGTGCGGATGTCTTCCAGCAGGTCGTTGTCCTCATCCTCATACTTGTTGATGATAGCCTGATGGAAGGGCCGCATAATCTGGTTGGCGGAGGCGGCTATCTGACTCATCACATAGGCAGTCAACTGCCCACTGACGTTGCCAAACATGGCCCAACTGACTCCACCTCTCTGCATCATGGCCTCGAGGTCAAGTTGAGTACTCCTCAGTTCCAGAGGGATAGGAGGAGCGCCTATGAAGTCTACAGAGTCATCAGGCCCCCCGCGAAAGATAGCTCCTCGGCGGAAGACGTCCTCAGGGCGGACTATAGCCTTGCCACTTCTACTCCGCTCAAAGATGCGTGGTTGAGCAGTGTCACGAAGGAGTTGGAGGGAGAATGACCACCACTTATTCCAGGTGCGGTAGATATTCTCATTGGTGGCTACTATGGCCTGGCCTATCTCCTCCTTCCACCGCTCGTTAACTGCTGTACCACCTGCATTGAAGGTCTGGGAGGATAGTCGAGTGCCAACAGATAGAGCACCAGTATCAGGCAGTCCACCAACTGGTGCTACATAGATAGGAATCTTCTTAAACCGAGTATAGTCATACTTGACCAGTCCGTCAGCACCATCTCCCATGACTATGGCGTTACAGACTACAGGATAGAGGACAGTATCATAGTCCACCCACCAGTAGTCATAGCAGACCATAGAGGGAGAGTTATAGGATGGATACTTCCACCCATTCCGCCTACACATTCTCTTGGCGGCAGGAGAGTCCATCTCGTAGATGTGGGCAACTTCACACAGGCCCATCTCCATATCCCACATAGGATAGACCTGGGCAGGATTCCAAGGCTCTACAAAAGTAGTAGTACCATCGTCACTATTGATAGCAAACTCCGCGTACCAGCCAGTAGCTAGGAGGAAGGCAATGGTAGTACGCTGAAGAGACTGACGAGGGCCAGACTTCCTAAAGCGAGTCTCGTTGGACTGCCAGAGAGTGTCCAGGAAGGTGCTGACAGACTCATTGATACCTGCCATGTCTAGACTAGCAGCATCCAGGTTGGCTATTCTGTGCGGCACCTTAGTGTCTAGCATGTGGAGGACAAGATTGAACATAGACCTGGGGTCGTTGCCAACGAAACTCTCTAGCTTCTCGGTGGCAAGCTCATCTACCATCTGTATCAGTGAGTACCAGCGCTTCATCTTATCATTCCGAGGTTGCCAATACCTCTGCAACTCCTTGCATCTGGCTCTCACCTGTTCTACATTGCGCTCCATAACTATCGCCCCCAACTGTCAGACCAGCCAGCTACTCCAACTAGCCCTCGCTGAACTGGCTGTGCGTCTCGGCAGACTACTGCTATGGCACCTGCATCGTGGTGGTCATCTGCGCCTACGACTATGATACCTGACTTCACTGACGCATTTCTCCTGATATTCTTGCACTGCGACCAGAAGCGGCTGTCCTGACAGTCAAGATACTCCAGCAGCCTGTTGACCTCAGTAATCATGTAAGGCTTGGTGGAGACATTAGTCTGCCAGCCAATGCTTCTGCTGACCTTGCCAGTACGAACATCCTCCCGCCAGTAGAGGTCAGGATAATCACGCACATGACTCACTAGGTCCAAGTTGTCTTCTGGCGCCAGTACTGCCCCATTGTAGTAGTGGCCAAGGAGTTTGCAGTAGTCTCCCATCTCCGCCTCATCATAGAAGCCAGCAAGAGTGGCGCAGTGCTGCAGGATAGGAGCATGTTCCTGCCCATCCTTATCTCTATAGCCCTCATAGAAAGTCCAGACTGAGGCTACTGACTCAGAAGTCTTCCCCTTGCCTGGGTCTATACCTATGACATAGCCTCTACCTGACTCCTTATCGTGCCAGATGTCTACAGTTGCAGAGAGACCTTGAGCCGAGACAAGATTGTGTTGGATAGATGCAGGAATGCAGTTGCGTATCTTGGTCTCGACTATATCTGAGTTGTAGGCCTGGCCGCCAGCAGTGATGAAGCAGGTCTCATCATCCTCAGGGAACTCTTGAGGGAAGATGAAGATTGTCTCTCCACTGCGCCGCATGGAGGCCATTTCGGCCATCTTGTATCTGCGCCAGCGCATCTTGGCCTGGGCAAGAGAGTCGTCACACTCCAACAGCATCTGGATACGCTGCATCAGGATATGCTCTTCAGCAGTGATGTTAGGCAGAGGGTCTAGTGCATCTGCCTCTAGGCAGAAGTCATCATCTGCTAACATCATATACTCTTCATGCAAGTACCAGGGATAGA